TCATTCATCGCGAGCGTAGATTTTGCTCTCTGGCTTTTCCACATATGTGGTGCGGTGGGCGCCCGCCTCCCCGATACCAGAGAGCCGGTTTTGCGAAGGCCGGACGAGACGCGAGCTGATATTGAAGTAGGGGTATAAGCCACCAATGTCTGGATGAAGGTGAGCGGCCACCTCAACGTCGGACTGCGAGACGTATCGACCGGCCCATTTTTCGATGTGATGCTTGAGCGGCCGGGCCGACCGATTTTGCCCTTTTGTTTTCACTTGGGCGTCGAGCCACTCATATGCAATCCGGATGCAATCGATGTGCTCGTGGTGCGGCGGTTTCGGCCCGTACTTAGTTGCCGCTTTAGCGGCCTCAATCTCTTCAACAGACAACATTCTAAATTTCCCGTTCTGGTAGTTTGCAGCGGCAATATAGGAGACGAATCGCACAACTGCCATTGCGGTTTTCTTCCAGCCGCACTCTTGCTCTGGCTGCATAAGCTACCGGGGAGCGGGAGGTGGTCATCCCCCCCGCAAGAGGAGTGCCAGGCCGCGCTTGACGACATCCGCAAAGGTCACGCCCAGGGCCGCACCGCCGATGCCTATGACGCCAAGCGCCCCGATCCCCATCAACTTCCATTTCTTGACGTCGTCGGTAATCGGCTTCATTTCTGTGATGTCGCCCTGCAGCGCCATCGTGGACCCTTCGAGCGTACCGACTCGCTCGACCAGCTCATCCATGCGCCGATGCATGGAGGCTCGGCTTGCATCGGATTTGTCTTCTGACCTCCGGAAATCCTCCCGGAGGTTTTTCACCTCGGCAATCAGCGTGCCGAGCTGCTGATGGACACTCGCATCGATCATTCCCGCGTTTCCCCGTGCTTCTCGCATTCCGCCCTCGTCCATACCGCGGCGGCGCAGATGCCAACGACGGTCCTGTCAATCTTCCGCTGATCCGCTGGCGTCGCGCCGCGCGCGCCGATCAGATCGGTCCCCACGACGCGCCTAAGACCGTCGACACTTGCCGGCGCCGAAGTCCCACATCCCTGGAGGGCAAAGGTCATAGCGAGAGCGGTCATTGTCCGCAGTACGGCCAGCTTCATTGTTCTGCCTTTCGATTGAGGTTCTGACATCGTCGCCGCCACGCCAGTAGAGCCAAAGCAGGAAGCTCGCGACGACGGCGAGCGCGGCCGCAGCCGCGATGGTGCGTGGGGTGGCGAGCATCACCCAGCCTCACGAACACGCTTGACGAAATAGTAGAGCCCGACGCCGACGCCAGCGACGAGCGCCGCAGCCAGCGCCCACTGCACCGGACCGTTGCCGGCGAACAGTGCGCCACCGGCAGAGAGAAGGCCGCCGAGCGGTCCCCATGCTTCCGGCTTCTTCAGAACCTCGCCGAGGCCGGTGTCGCGGCTGTCTGCCTTGGCGCCGGCTTCCGGCGGCGTCTGTGTCTTCTCGACGTCCGATCCGCTGGCATTGGCAGCCAGGCGCAGCGCGTTGCCGATGACGCCGGGTTGGTCGGCCCATTGCTTCTTCGGATCCTTGCCGGTGACCCGGATCGTCCAGCCGCGGCCATTCGCCGGGAAACCCGTCTGGGAGTTAGTCAGCGATCGCAGGTAGGCCATGCGGGCCGCGCAGTAGTCGCGAATGACAGCGCTGACGCCGCCCGGGTAGCGACGGACCGCCGCAAGCGTCTGCTCGCCGACGTGGCCATCCGCCCGGACGCCGACAACCTTCTGCAGGGTCTTCACCGCGCGCGCCGGCCCGGAATTCACGCCGAAGTCAAAGGCAGCATAATCAAGCCCGGGCGGCAGAAGGTCGCCACCGCTCTGCCCCCAGTAGGAACGCCGATAGATGTCCTCAGCTTCCATCTTCGTCATGGCCTTGACCTGGTCGGCCGTAACAGACGGAACGCCCCGGTGCGCCGCCAGCGTCTTGTGCGTGACGCCGTACTTCGTCGGGCCGCCCCGATCGGACTTGCGATTCGAATAGCCGCCCTCATCCCCGAACATGAGCTCGAGGGCGACGGGAAGAGTTTCCCGAGCCATGAAATTTACCTCTTCGTTAGAAAAACCGGCCACCATTCCGGCGCGGCATGACGCCGGCTGGGGGAACATGATGGGCTATGATTGGGATGGCGCACGCGGGCGCCGGATGAAGATTGCGCGATTTGGGACGGCCGTCGCACTGGCGGCCTTGTTGGTATCGGTCGCGGCCCAGGTAGTGACGCGAGCGATCTAGCCGGGCTATTCGACGGGCAATTGTCCTCCAAGCATCGCCGGCCTTTGCATCGGCCAGACGAACGGGCAAGCCGCTTCAAGCTCGGTCATGAATTCTGCCACCGTTGGCTGCGGTCGCTCACCTGCCGTCACCTTCGCCAGCTCGGCCGACGAATAGGTCCAGACCGCCGATCGCCAAATGAACAGCTCTAGCGCTTCGGCCGCGAAGTTCGGGTTCGGGTCGTCGCGGTAGCCGATCGCAGTGTGAATGCCGTCATACTGGCGCTCGCGGGCTTTCCCATCCAGAAACATCTGAATAGCGAGCGAGTAGTCGGCCTGTGTGACCGGCTCGGGCGGCGGCTCGCACGGCAAGAGGGCACCATCGACGACACGCCAACGCTTGCCCAACATGACGGGCTCGAAATCTGCCCGCGACACCTCCATCAAGCCTTCCGGATTGATGTTCGTCTCGTGCTTCTCGATCACATAGCCGTCTGCATCGACTCTGATCAGAAACAGCTTTTCAATGCCCAGGTTCGGATCGTCAGCGATCGCCGGTGCAAAGGCTTCGGTGTTCATTTCGTGTCCTCAGAAGTTGTGAGCATTGATGCTCATCTGGCGTGGGTAAATCGGGCCGATGGGTTGGTTTTTGTACATGACCAACTGCAGCTGGTAGGTCTTGCCGAGCGTCAGGGTGTCATAGGTCAACGATGCGCTCCGACCGGCCCGAAAGCCCATCCCGTTGTCTCCGGGCGTAACTGTTGCCGTGCTCGTCTCCGATTTGACGTCTATGCCAGCCGCGATGTCGCGAAGGAGGACGATGCCGATCGCCTCGAAGGGCGAAGCGAGCGTGGCATGAAAACACCAGTTAGCCACCGCGAAGACCTTTAGGGAGCGAGCTACGAAGTTGACTGACAGGCGAACCTGAACGCCTGTTTGCAGGTCGGCTTCATCGCCGCCGGATGCTCCGATCGTGATGCTTTGGAGCGAGGACGGAACAATCCGCCATGGGGCCCAACCATCGTAGCCATTTCGGACCCACATTGGGCCTTCACTGAAGTTGAAGGCGATCTGACTTCCGCGAACGCCATTGCCGATCTGGATGCAGCGGTAGGCGGCACTGTTCGGGTCCGGTGGCGCATTGATGCACGGCTGGTTTCCTCCACGGTCGAGAGACCAGAGGCCCGGCCCCGGAAGGTTGTTGAAATCCGCGGCATTCGCGGTCAGGACATCATTGCCGATCGGCCGGTTCTTCGAAAACACGTCTCCGAGGGTTACGCGCATGGCGGCAGCGTCAGCGCCTGAGAGCATAGACTTGGCAAAATCGCTGACGGTGAACCACTCCATGGTGTTCGCGCTCAATCCTCGCGGCACCTTGCCGGCGCCGAGCGTCGAGGCGATCGATGCCAGCGCCGACAGTGAGGCATTGTCGAGGCGCTGGAGGTAGGTCGAAAGCGCATTGGCGTTGGCGACCGTCTGCTGGCCATAGGCCGTGTCGCGCATGATGGCGTAGGGATAGGTGCCGCTCGCGCCCTTCCATTTGATCGCCGCCGTGATCTGCGTGTTGCTGTCGACCGACAGGATCGGCAGCGGGTTGCCATCAGCCTCGACGTAAAGCGTGCCGCCGGCGATCAGCGCCGTCTGCCAGGCCGTGCCGACGCCGGTTACCACGGCGCTGCCGTTCGTCAGGGTCACCGACCCTGTCGTGTAAGGAGTAGTCATGTTGGGAGCTTCCTAAGCTGGAATGCCGAAGACGTAGTAGCGGATGACGAGGGGCGGAGTGGCGCCGGTGGTGCGCCAGCTGCCCGGACTGTCTCGCCGGTTGTAATAATCGCCGACGTTGCCGGCGAAGGTCCAAAAGCGCGCGTTGTTCTGGGTCAACTCGCAATACGTGCTTTCGCCCGCGTGCGACTGGTTTCCCGGCGCCGTATATTTCAGCCGCTTTACGAAAGGCAGCCGATAAACATTCGTCCATGAGGTGAGCAACTGATTGAGCCCGTCCGGTGCAGCGCTGCCGCCCCGGCCAGCCCCATGGGTCGTGATGTACTTGACCATGGGAAACATGCCGGTTCCATCGAACGGAACGTCATAGGATACGCCGTTTCCTGCAACCACGTCGATCCAGCCCTGCGCGAGGATCTGCACCTGCGGCCAACGGCTATCAATGACGATGTCCGCCCAACCGGGCGGATCGGCCGAGCCGGGGCGCAGGATCTGCATCACCTCCTGCGAGCCGTCGTGGAACTTCCGAAGCACCTTATTGCTGCCGCTCGTCGGCGGACTGTTGTCTTCGAGGTAGAGCATGAAGCGGGCGCGCATACCCGTCGAAGCATCGAAGCCGATCCGCGTCCCGTCAAACCAGTACTCGGCGCCGAAGTTGTTCAGCTGCGGATTGCACGGATACATGATGGTGGCGCTGTTGTAGAAATGCACATCGAGCGCGACCATTTCGGGGATCTGGAAACCGACGTCGAAGTAACTGACTCCTGCCGGCAGGGCGATGTCGCCCGACCGAATGACCTTCACCGGCAGCTTGGCGCCGATGTCGAAGGCAATCTGCGCCGGTGTCGCCGTATCGACAGGATAGCCAGGCCTCGCCGCCTTGAACTCGGTCGACGAGATCCTGATCGTCTTGCTACCGTTCGGCGCCAGCGCCGGAGCCTCATCGACGGGAACATTGTTTCCCGGCAAGTTCCAGACAACCAGTGTCCGGTCTCTCGACAGAAAACGGTTGAAGCCGTCGATCGTGTCGAACCGCGTAATCTGGATGATGATGCCGGACGCCCAGGCGCCGAAGATGTTGTTGAAGAACGAGCTATTGGTGCCCGTCACCCAGCCGAGCTGCTGATAGTTTCCGGCGACGTAGAAACCGCCCTGTCCGTTGTAATAGTCGTAGCTGTCAAACCAGAAGACCATTTGCTGGTTATAGCGGTTGCTCCCTTCCCCCTTTTTCGCCTTGATGTCGAACAGCGGCACGTCATAGCGGAGCGTCGGAAAGTGCTCTTTCTTGTAGCACCAGTGACTGGAACCGCCGCCCGATGACTCCGCGTAGACGAAGTTCCCGCTGTTTGAGCCGGGCGGATAGTAATAGTTGGCGCCGGAGTCGTTGAGCCCCGGCCGCGAGATCTGATTGACCCGCTGCATGTCAGCAAGGTTCATCGTGACCGAGAACTTGCTATTGTAGAGGAATTTCCAGCGCTCATTATCCGGCGTGGTGCGCGGATCGTCGGCATCGCTCTTCATCATCTTGATGCAGCCGGCGCCGGTACTGTCGACGCCAATCATTGTGCGAACCATCAGCTATAGATCTCGATCGTGCCGTTGTTGAGGTTGATATCCATCTTGCCGTTCTGGGACAGAAGCCGCCCCGCACGGACCAAGCCGATATTTGCGATGTTGAGCTTTAGCTCGCCGTTCTCGATGACGATCGGCAGGAAAGCCGGACTGCCCGGGTTCCAGATCACGAACTGGTCGGCGCGCACGGCGAAGCGCGATTTGAGCACGCCGCCATCTGTGTAGATTTCGAGGTAGAAGCCGCTTTCCTTGAACGCATTGTTCAAGCCGGCCCGAAGCATCACCGAAAACCGAGCATTGACGCCCGACTGATCGGCCGCCGCCTCAAACTTCACGAGGCCGCCGGCAAATCGGTTGTTCACGTCAGCACTCACACCCGTGATGCTCGATGCAAGAGCGCTGTCCTGTGTGGCGCGCGCCGTCTCTTCGGTGATCAGCCGCGCCAGGTTGCTGCCGACCGTCGCCGTCAACGCCGTGATCATCTGCGCCAGTGCTTCATCCTCGGAAACGCGCACGCGCTGCTCGGTGATGATCTGCGCGAACGCATCCCCGATCGCCGCCTTCAGCTCTTGGCGCTTGATCTCTCCCACCGCGCCATCGAGTGAAAACGCCGTCGCAAGCTCCTCGAAACGCTGCCACACGACGTCGTATTCGCGCTGCAGCTCCTCGAAGCGCTTCTTCACGTCCTCGCCGAGGCGCCCAAGGCCGATTTCCAGATCCGCATTGCCGCCGTCGACCGACTTCACGGTGACAGGCGCCACCCAGTTGGTCGGACGATCCGCAAGCAGCCTGTAGCGGAACTCGTAATCGGTCAGGCTAAGAATACCCTCCTGCAGGAAGGTCACCGTGCCGTCGCTTGCCGACACCTGCTTGGAGAACTTGTTCGCAGGCGCCGTCTTGATCCACCATTCGAAGGTGATGCCGGTCACGGTCATGTCGACGATCGGCGCCCACGAGATGCGGAACGCCGGATAAGATCGACCGTCAGCCCCGACAGCCTTCACACTGATGACGCTGAAATCTTGCAGCTCGCTCAGATAGATCGGCTCACCGGGCGGCAAGGGAATGACCGGAGCGACCACGCCCACGCCGTCATAGATCGCGCCGTCACGCTCCTGCAGCGACAGCGCTACGTTGCGCGGCCCATCGCTTGTCAGGGCACGAATAGCGCGCGCCTGCACCATGTAGACGCGATCGCCATACCGAGCCGAATTCCAGCGCACCCAATCGCCCGCCTTGATCGTCTGGAACCGAGGACGAAGAACGATGTCGGCCGTTGCCTCATAGCGGTTCTCGTTGAAGTAGATCGAGGCCAGTTGGTTTGCCTGCGCCTTGTAGGGCACGGTCGGGAAGTCGAGCGGCACGTCGCGCGTACGCCGATCGAGCGCCACATAGGCCGGGTTCGTCTGCACGTCGTAGCCTGCCGGCGACCACATGTTGGCCGGCTCCGGATAGGTGCCCGAAACGATGTTGACGAGATCCGCCATCGAGCGCCGGCGCTGATACCGAACCGGTTCCCCGGTGACCAGGTCGTCGTCGGTGAACGTCTCGACGATCGGCTGATCGGTTCCGACCAGCGGCCAAGAGCCATCAACGCTGTCGATCACGATGCCGCCGCAGGCTCGCATGACTGCCTCGATGTTGTCGCCGTGGTCAACGTCGGCATCAAACATCACCGAGCAGCGATAGCGTTTGCCGTGATTCGTTGCCTCGTCGCAGATGTTGGCCGCCGTCGCATAGCGATCGAAAGGAAGATCCGCCGCGTCCATGCCCATGCCGCAGAACATGTCGTCGTTGACCGAGAAGCCGCGCCGGTAGTTGTATTCGAACAGGATCGGGTTTTCGGTGAACTCGTATGTCGAGTAGACGCCCCAGCGATGCGGGCCAGATCCGCCGGCCGTGGAATCCTTGCGGAAATCATAGAGACGGGCACCGCGGATCTCGAAGAAGAAATCAGGGAACTGCCCGAGCTTCTCGCTGTCGTAGGTCAGGCTGACCTTGATCCAGGCGATGCCCGTGCCGATGTGATCAGCCGTCCAACGACCGGGCGGATTGGCGTTCGCCACCATGCCAGCGTCGGCCGCCGTCTGCGTGCCGTCGTAGAACGTGAAGACCATCAAACCCGCGTAAGTGCCGCTGACAACGCGGTAGCTCTTCGCATGCGGGATCGACGGCAAAATCTCCTCGAGCTGCAGCAGCGCGCCGCCGGCCCAGATCCGCGATAGGCCATCGCAGGGGAAATCCGCAGCGGTGTAGGACTGCTCAAGGTACTTGTTCGACGAGCCGTAGGTGTTGACGTAGGTATCGTGCCCCGCCAGCCCGACCAGGCCGCACGCGACCTTGCGGCTAACGTTCTCGCCATACTGCCGTTCGAACTCGACGCCGCCGACCTGCTTCTGGTTCTTCTTGGCGCGCCGTTCCTCCATCTTCCCAACGATGAGATTGAGTCCGACGGCGATCACCATCTTGCCGACGATGCCGAGCGAGCCGATCGCGCTGACGATGCCGCCGATGATCGGAGCAAGAAAGCCCATTATTCCACCCTGAATGCTGCTGTCACGGCGCTTGCCGGAATGAACTCGACCGGGCCACCATGGGCACGCGTCATGAAGCCAAGGACGGTGAAGACACCGCCGGAAAAGGCGCCATCGCGCTCGATCACGCCGATGTCGCCGCGCTGCGCCAATACGGGCGGGATCTCCGCGAACCGGGCCGCTAATGCTTCCCGCACATTGGCAAAGCCATGCCGGCGCAGCGCCTTCCCCGCGCCCGCCTCTGTCCGGTAGCCTCGCGCCTTCGGATACATCAAAGCACCCGTCAGCGCTTCGACCGCGTCATCTGGGATGACGAAGCAATCGGAGATCCCCCAATCAGACGGCAACGCCCGATGCTTCGCCACAACCGCATTGAGGCGCTTTTCCCACCCGGATTGTCTGGACATTCAAAGCCCCTTGAAGCCTAAGGCTCGCGCCGCGCCGGCGGCGACGTTCTTAGCGACGTTGACGGCCGAGCCGACGACGCGCCCCCATGCGATATCGACGCGGCCGGCGGTGGCCGCGTGTTCGAAGAACCGATCGCCGGGATCTCGGCGCTGCTGGTCGACGAGTGTGCGCTTTCGACCGTTGCGACGGCTGTAGTCGAGCTGCCGCCCCTCGCATTTCGCTTCGAGGTAATAGCCGCGCGTGTCGTCGGCATAGTGCTCAATGATATCGAGATATCCGCGTGCGACGGGCTCGATCTGGATCAGCGCCAGCGTGTCCGGATGAAAGTGCGCGTCGTAAACGACGACTGGTCGATCGCGGTAATCTTCGTTTTCGATCTGCGTCAGAACCGCCGGCGTGAGCCCGTCATCCTTGCTTTCAGCCAGGCGCAACGTGAAGCCACCATCGGCCGCCGTGCCGGTGCCTCCACCGATCTCCGAGACTTCCAACAGGCCGAAAGGTCGATAGGTGACGCCAGCGAAGTCGAGCGGCTCCCTCCGAGCAATGAAGCCGTAGACGCCCGAACCAAGCGTTACGCGAACCATCTGGCGCGTCGAGATCCTGCCCTGGTCGTAAAGATCCTTGACCTCTTGTGACAGCGTCATTGGCTTTCCCGTAGCTGAAACGAGACATTGTAGCGATGGCCCGATTTCGGAGCCTGAAAGCTACCGGGAACCGGCCTCATGATTAGGGCCGGGCGTGCGAACCGCACCACGGCGCCGGCCTGCGCGACGACGCCCTGCGGCGGCGGCTCGATCGTGATCTGCCGTGTGGTGCCTGCACCGGAGACTTCGGACACACGGCCGATATGGTATCGGCCGAGACGCTCAAGGCCGATCCGGTCGCCGATCGACAAGGCGAGCGCTGCATCAACCCCGGAGACGTCCAGGACATTGCCGCCGGTAACGGAGACAAGCACGCCAGCGACGTCGGCCGGCGCGCGGCTCGCCCGGTGCTGCCGAGGGTAACAATCCCAAGGATGTCGGAACAACACGGTCCGCAATCCCTCGCGCAGAGACAGCCACCACGCCTCAACCGCCGAATATTCGGAGTAGAGCAACGGCCTAGTGACCATGGACGCCTGCCACGCGGCGTCTTCCACCTGCGTATAGTTGATGAGCCGGGCGCCTGATAGTGACGCCTTGACGGGATCAGCGAGGATGACATCAGCGGTCACGAAACCCACATCGGGCAGCTCGCGAGGAAATACGATGGCCATTTCTAAAACGAGCCTTTCGACTAGATAATCCGTCGTTTCTGCGCGTCGCGAACCGCCTTTACCGTGCGGCTTTCGAACTCGGCACGATCCTGCGCAGCCTGACGCTTGAGCGCCGCGATCTCTTCCCCCGTCCCTGTCACGTTGTAGGAAGGGGCATAGCTCAGAGAAATGGATTGCCCGCCCTTCGCCCCCATGCCGGCGAGGCTTGGCATGCGGGGCGCCGTCAGCTTGACCGGACCACCATCCGCGAGCCGCAACGCACGGTTCGAGTTGATGGCATCGAGCAGCGCGCGGTGCTTCTGGGTAGCGGCCGCGTTGATCACGTATTCGCCGTTCGAAAGCATCGCGGGGATGCTGTCGCTTCGGCTCGTACCGGGGCCGGTGACCTTGCCACCCGTGGCAGCCTTGACCGGCCCGCCATTGGCAAGGCCGATCCATTTTCCGATCGAGGCAAAGAAGCCCTCGAACATGCCGCCCGAGGAGCTGGAGGTGCGCGGCTGAAATAGGCTGTCAAAAGCGCTATTCAGCAAGAGACTGGAAAGGCGCTTTCCAACATTCTCCAAAGCCTCGGAAAGGCTGCTGGCGCCTGTGATGGCGTCTATAGTGCCCGACTTGAAGGCATCATAGAAATCCTCTGCTGCCTGCTCTGCCCTGTCCTGCTGCTCCTGCACGCGGCGCAGCACATCGGCTTGCTCGGCATAGGCCGTCGAGGCATCTCGGATCTTTGCCGTCTGATCGGCCGACAGCTTGATGTTTTCGAGATCCGTTTGGCCCTTGCGGCGCGCCTCCTCTCGCAGATCCGCAAGCGCGGTCTGCTCCAGGTCGAGCGCCATGCGACGGCGCTCCTGATCCTGAAACGACATGCCGACAATGCGCTGCTCTTCGACCAGCGCCGCCGTGCGATCCCTGACCGCCTGAATGTCCTGGTCGAACCGGCTATCTGCCGTCTGCTTCACAGACTTGGACCCGCTGCCAGATTTACCGCGAGCCCGATCGGCCGCGACATTCGCTTCTGCCAGCGCCTTTATCTGCGCATCCGCCAGGAAACCGCCCTTGTCCTTCAGATCCTTCCGGATCGTTGCGATTTCCTTTTCGACGGCGAGCTGATCTTTACTCAACCTGTTCTGCCGAGCCGCCTCGTCGGCGTAGGCCTTGCCGAGGCGCACCATCTCCTCGCCCTTAGAGCGAGATTGACCGTACTGCTTGTATGCGGCTGCGCTTTCCGGGGTAACGGCTTGGCCGGACGCCAATGCCAACTCCTGTTGCGCCTGCTTGGCCGTAGCGATCACCAGGCCCATTTTTTCGAGCAGAGGCGAAAACGCGTTCGCGACCGCCTGAAAGTTCGGGTTGGAATTGGCCAACCCATGCAGTGCGTTGTTAGCCTCGTCGGCCCCGATCGTCCCAGCTTTCAGCTTATCGCGAAGATCTTCAAGCTGGCGAATCTGCTCCGGAGAAATCGTGTCGCGATCGACGTTTCGGAAAAGGCTGTCGAACAGATCCACGACCGCAGCCGTCGCCGCTTCTACCTCAGTTTTCGCGGCGGCCACCTCACTTATGAGGCCGTTCTTTACAACTTCATCGACTTTGCGGCTCGCTGTTTCCGCCTTCGATGCGGATTCTTCCGCAGCATCCCCCATCCTTCGCAGGCGCTCGGCAAAGCGATCCGCGCCGCTTCCGGCGCTGTCGCTGGAACTCGCAAACAACGCTAGCGCGGCTACGGCTGTTCCACCCACGATCACACCAATCGGGCCGGCCGCTGCGGCGAGACCTCCGATGGCAGACGCCACACTGCCGACCGACGCAGCCGCTCGCAGCGCCGCAACGAACTTCAAAACCACCGTCGTTGCGAGACCGAGCTTCGCAACCATTAATGCAATCGATCGTCCGACCAGCGCACCGGCGATAACGCCGGCGACTTGGAGCACGATGTCAGCAGTTTCGCCGAAGTTGTCGGCAAGTGCGTTTAGGCCAGCGACAAGCCGTTCCGATGCACCAAGACTGGCATCGGCCTCTCCGATGTATTTCGTGAAGGCGTTATTGACCTTGGTAACGCCCTGCTCGATCGTCTGCGTGGAGTTGGCGGCCATCGCCTGAATCTGAGGAAGGCCCTTAAGGAAGGCCTGAAAGAACTGGCGACCTGAAACCGCGCCATCGTTCACCAGCTCCTTAAGCCTGCTGACGGAACCGCCGGCCTCGTCGAGACCAGCCGCGACGGCCATCAGAATAGGCCGAGCGCCGTCATTGATCGAGTTGAATTCCTCAGCTTGAACTCGCGCGGAACCGAGCAGCTGCCCGAGCTGCGTGAGCGCCCCCGAGGCGGCGCCGGCGCTTGTACCGGCAACTCGCAAGGAAGTCGCAACGCCGTCGGAGAAAGCGATCAATTCTTTCTGAGAGGCACCAAGAACGTCCGATGCCTGCGAGGCCTTGCCGAACAAATCGGCAAGAGCTCCGACCGGCGTGGCATTCGCTTGGGCCGACTGATAGAGGCGGTCGAGAACCTCGACTTGCTGCTGGCCAACGACCCCTGCGACTGAAAGGCTGTTCTTGGCAGTTGTCCAGGCATCCGCATAGCCGATCACTTCGTTGACCGAGATGGCCGCAGCCACACCCGTTAACGGGGCAATCAAGGCGCTGGCTGACCGACGCCCGATAGAGTCCAGCTTTCGGCTCATATTCTCGTAGCGCTTTTCGATCGCGCGCGCCTGAGCGTTGGTGACGCCGACGGCCTTTTGCATCTCGCGCTGGTAACCCTTGATGTCAGCAGAGAGCTGCACCACGAGCTTTTCAAGATCGGTTGCCAAAACGAACATTCCTTGAGAGATTGCGCGCCGGAGGACACGCAATGAGTGTTTCGAAGTATCGATTGAACGCCATCGGCAAGGTAGGAGCGGCACTATTCGTGCTCCCGACGCCGTTCGCCGCATGGGAGTACAACGCCGCGCTTTCGGCGTTCGCTAACCGGAACGATTTCGAGAAGCGCCTAGAAGACATGTCGGGCGCGATCGCATTTCCAGAGATGCCGACAACACTTTTTGTCGCACTCGCAACGCTCACCCTCATAGGGTTCGTGATGCTTCTCATCGGCCGCGAAATCGTGACGGAAGGCTAACCAGCCTCCAGCCAATCCCAAAGCTCGTCGGCTTCTTTCGCTGTCAAACCCGTGTCTTCTGGCGAGTTTGCCGCGATGAAACCATCGAGCGCGGCCATGAACTGCCACATCGACATTGCTCGGATTTGCTGCGGCGTGAACCCCATCGCCGCACCGTTGCCGTAGATCGCGCCAAACCTCAGCTTTCCGTTGGGGAGATCGTCGAGCCGTTCTCCTCCGCTGGACTTGGCGCGTCCTCCTCCCCCACCTTCTCCTCCGGAGCACCGACGCAGGCGGCCGACAGGATGATCTGCGCAAACAGGAGGTTTTCGGTCGGAGGACGAGCTTCGACGTACTTGCGAACCGTCAGTAGCGCATCGGTCATCTTCATGCCGCCGCCAACAAGGCCGAGGCGGATGGTGTGGCTGATGTCGCCAACGCGCCATGTATCATCCTGCAGGCGAGTGAGGATGACATAAGGCCCTGCGTCGCAGGCCTCCTGCAGTTGCTCCAGCTCGCCCCAGCCGAGGCGGAAGGTGTAATCACCATCCGCCCACGGGAACGTAATCTGAGCGTCTCGGCTCATACCGGCGTCACCACGCGCGTCATCTTGCCATCGCTCTGCATGCTGACGTTGGCCGTAACGCGGCGACCGTTCGGGGCCGTAGTCTCGAGCGTCTCGACGTGCATCCGACCCGTCCAGGTGATTGTCTTGTCAGGGAATGCCCACTCGACCTTGGCTGGCACGGATTCGACATCCTCCCACGCATCGAGCCAGGTCTCGACGCTTTCGGCCGCAAGCACACCCTCGCCGCTGATGCTCATCGAGAGAGAAGTGGCGTCACGGCCGAGCCAGTCGACAGCATCTGGGTCGACGCAATTCGGGATCTGCACCTCTTCAAGCCCTTTGTTGAGCGTGACCGACTTCTGCGTAAAGCCGCACGGCGCCGTGTAGACGATCGGTGTGGCCGAGTTGCCGAGCAGCACCTTGACCTTGCCGCCCTTAATTGTCGTTGCTTCATCTGCCATGTCTGTCTCCTTTGATGGCAAGCGGAATTGCCCGCCCGTCGGGCAGGTTGGCGAAATGCCGAATTTGCAATGATCAGGCCTTGTCGATGCCGGCCCGGAAGGTCATTGCAGCCTGAGAGGTCAGGCCGTCAGGATCGCGAAACACGCGGCGACCATCGTACTCGAAGTAAACCATCGCGTTTCCGGGCAACAGAAACTCGACTTCGTGAAGCGCATCCTCGACGGCGCGCGCCACTTTCTTGACTTCCGGGAAGCCCGGCTCGCGTGACCAGGCGTCGATCTGAAGCACAAACTCGGTGGCCCGGACGCAATCGGCGCCTTCCGGAAGCTCCTGGTCGGGACCAAGCGAGACATACGGAAATGTGGCCGTCACCTTGTTCGTGGCCGGATCTCGCGGCACGTGATCGTAGACACGCCCATCAATCAGGGCTGTTAGCGTGGGGTCGCTTTTCAGGCGCGCGACGATGGCGACCTGAAGCTCAAACGATGCGTCGCTCATGATGCCGCTACCTTTTTCGCGGCCTGCCGCGAGGCCTTGCGAACCTGACGCACGGCATCCTTTCGACTGGCGCGCCAGCTCACATAGAAATAGGGCTGCGCCGGCAGTTCCTGCGTGCCAAACTCCTGCCACCGCGCATAGTAGGCCTCGACGCTGCCGGCGTAGATGGTGATCGTAAGGTCGTCGCCCATCTTCGATTTTACCTTGGCGACGATGCCGGCACCCTTCGGCGCCTTGCCCCACGTCCAGCCGATACTATCGCGCAGCACGCCATCCTCGACGGGCACCAGGCGCTTCATCATTTCAACGACCTGGTCGGCTACCTTGCCCATTTCGGTCCGGATGAATTCCTTCGCGACCGTCGGCAGGCGCTTCAGCTTCTTGTCCAGCTTGGCGAGTTTGAGGATCTTCGTCATCCGTCAGCAACTCCGCTTTCACACAGCACCTCGATCCATCGCCGATCGTCGGATCGGGTGATTTCGCGGATGTTGTAGGAAATGCCGGTCCATTTCCCGTTGACGAAGGCACCGGTCCGAACATCCCTCAGGCGCCAGTCGGTAGAAACCGATCTGGTCTTCGACGAGGCACGAACGAAAACAACCTGAGTGTGCTTCCCCTCAAGGCGGCCAGCCATGACTGCCTCGCCGCCACGAAGATTAATCACGCCGGCATGCGCCGAGAACTGTTCGACCCAGTTCCCGATGGTATTGCCGGCGCCGTCGTCGGTCTGCTCGCGCCTATCAAAGGCATAGCGGTGAAAGAGGTTACCGGCCGTGCGCTTCACTATCGGTCACCTCCTTTTGCCGCGCTGAGACGCGAACAGCCTTGCCGGCCGCTATCGCCTGCTCTCCGCACTCACGCTTTACCGTCTCCTCCATGCCGGCCTTGTAGCCCACTGTGGACTGGGGTGTAGGCTTGTAGTCAAAGTCTTGGATGAAGCGGACGCGCATATCGGGCTGTCTCCTTACGCAAGGGCAGGATCGCGCAGCCGGTAAAGCAGCGCGACAACGGGGCTTTTGGGATCGCCGGTCCCGAGTCCCGCCAGCATCGCACCCGTGTCGGCTTCATCCAGCAAGCTTTGAATGACGATGAGAATGGCGGCCGAGACTTCGCCGGGAACGGTCTCTTCGGTCCAACCATGATCTGGTTTCTTAAGGAAGCGGATCACCGCGGACTCAGCCTGCTTAATCTTCAGATTGACGTCCGGAATGCGATCGTCGTTGTCGACCAGATCCAGGCGTAGGGCGAGGTTTACTTGGTCTAGGGTGACGAGGGCCATGTTAGACCTCCTCTACTGCTGGAACGCCGACACGAACGGGCGCCGGCGGGTTCACCGTTTTCAAACTGCCATCCTTGCCGTCGCGGCCTTTTTTCGCAGCGAGCGTCCAGTGCTTGGAACTGCCATCCGGCTTTTCGACGGTCTCGTCGGCGTCGCAATGCCAGAGGCTGCCGGCCCAGGTCACCGTGTCACCCTTGCTGTAGGTGCCCTCCCGGAAGACGCCGCGATAAATCATCGCCGGGATGCCGAGCTCGACCTTGAACGACTGGTCGCCGCTCTCGAACGACAGAAGCACGGTTCGCCCGTCCTCCATAAGCGAGGCGTCGAAATCGGTGAGAGAGAACCCGTCGTTGCCGGGATTGCCATCCTTGCCGACCACCGGACCGAGGTCCTTGGTTGTGCCGTCGGACATGGTGAGGATCAGCGATCCCGAACGATCGATCACCGCGCTCCGGACGTTGACCGGGTCGGGCTTACCGATGAGCTCCGAAATGCGGCGTTCCAGCGCTTGGATACGTTCATCGACCTGGTCGAATGCCTGATCGACATAGGTCTTGACCGCCTCGAACCCCGCATCAAATGCCTCTTGAAGATCCATCAGGCAGCCTTCCTTGTTTTCCGATGCCCAGAGAACAGGGCTTTCGCGCGAGAGACGGTCAGAGATTTCGGCTCCGGCGGAACTGGTTCCGGCTGGGTCGCCGCTGCCGGTGGATTGTTGGCCTGCGCGATAAGCTGATTGTCCCGGGCGGCAATGGCCTCGATGCTATGATCCTGCTGCTGCAGATAGATCGTGTTGCCGCCGTTAACGCCCTTCAGGTCGAGTTTCTTCCGGCGCTCGTCGAGCGTCATCACGCTCTTCGACTTATCGAGCACTTCCATCTGGGTGACGCTGTCCATGCGCAGCAGATTGTCTGTATCGAGTTCGGTTCCGAGGTTTTCACCCGTACCGAGCCCTTCATCCAGGCAAAGTTCGATCGACTCGATCAGCACCTGAAGGCACTGGGAATAATACTCGACATTCAGGGACTGGATGTTGTTGTAGCTCGGCATGGTGCCGACGCCGATCTTGTATGGCGGCACGTGATAGGTCGAGCAGACAACCTCTGCCGTCCATTTCAGCTGCTCGATAAGCTGGCTGTCGGTGGACTTGGCTCGCATCGCCTCATATTTGAGGCCGTCACCAAGTACCGCGACCTTGCCGGCGTTCTTGCCGGCGAAATTGGTGTCCCAGTATTCTTTGAGCCTCTTGGCGGTGTCATCCTCGATCGCGCCCGGGGCGGTGAGCACACCGCCGGGCTGCGCACCGTTCTGGAAAAACATCGTGCTGTCGTTCTGAATGGCGAGGCCCTGCATGGCAGCCAGGCCGCCCGCAAAAATCGGCGACAGACCGACCAAGGGATGGAAGAAGCAGTTGAAGCGGTCGTGGATAATCTCGCGAGCTGGAACTATGACTGCCTGCTCGACGCCGCTCAAAGCGTCTGCATTCAGCTGATAGAACACCGCTCCGCTCTCTGAGACGAGCGGCGTAACGAGATCGGGGTTCAGGACATAGAGCTTGACCACGACGCCGCGACCGTCGCGTTGCTTCAGCACATAGGTGTTGCCGCGCTGCAGCTTCGACAGCACCCAGCTTTCCATGAACTGGATCCTGGTCTGCCACTCGTTCGGCTTGCGAAGCACCGGCGAATAGGCCGGGTTCGCCGTCTCGGACCAGATTCCGTCGCTGTCCTTCGCCACTAGCTTGATGCGAAGCTTGGCGATGTCCGAGGCGATCAGCGTCCGGCAGGCGAAGTCGGCGTGATTGGACAGAACCGAATCGAATTTGATCTCGACGTTCTGCTGCCATGCGCCTGGATAGCTTTCGAGGATTGGCCACCACCATCCGCGACCGCTCTGCGCCGCAGGAGAAAGCGCCTTCTCGACCGCTTTAACGCGGGAGATGTTGAACCCGAAAAGGCGCATCAGTTCGCGTCCTTTGCCTCAGCGATCTTCGATCGGAGTGTTTCTGCATCCCAGCCGTTGAAAGGCCGCTTGCCAGAGAGCTTCTGATATTCCTTGCGAAGAGCCGCCAGATCGTCGGCGGGAGCGCGAGCGCGGTCCTCTCGCTTATGAGCGCCGGCGGCGTTTGCCTTTTTGACGGCGATCAGAACGCGCGCTTCGCGGTCGGGCGCTTCGAACGCCTCACCAGGAAGGAGGCGGCGCGTTCCATAGGTCAGATGGCGGCTAGCAATCAGCTTCATCGTTCATCTCCATCAAAGAAATGAGGTGGCGGGGCACGGAACCCCGCCACCGGCTGGATTACGGCGTGACCGGTGTGCCGTATGCGGCATCGCCGATGTAGGCGACGGCGGATGCGCGGCGCTTTGCGAAGTTCAGCGGACGCACAACCTTGATGGCGACGGAATCCGTCTGGAACATCGACACCACGCTGGTATTTGCCGTCGGAGTGTCGGAGGCCCCGTTCGGGGCGTCATCCATCTGGATCGCCGCCTCGGTGGAGAGGGAGACCTCAACGCCGCGGTCGCCGATCTTGTAGATGTCGGACGGCTTCAGCAGGATGAAGTCACCGGCCCCTACGTTGCCGCCGGCGGCCAGCGGATCGCCGAGAAGCGTGCCGCCGTTCGCTGACAGGCCTGGGAATGCGAAGTTGCCCATAACGTTCTGCATGAGCCCCAGCGCCTTCGACAGCGACTGCGTGGTGACGAAATGCAGATCGTCGGCATTGTTCGCGGCGATGAAGCCCGCATAGAGCGCCTTCACGTCCGCAATGACGCCTTCGATGTCCGGGCCCGCGCTGGTGCCGGCCGTGAGACCGTTGAGGATACCAGCTGGGGATACGCCAGCGGATGCGGCTGCCGTTCCGAGGAACGTCTGATCGACGCGCTGCCCCGAGGCGTTGACCAAAGCGTCGCGCACCAGCTTCTCTGCCGCCGGCGAGGAGTCTCGGAGTAGTTCCTTCGAGACCACGGCCAGAGCCGCAACCTTCAGAGGCGTGAGGTTCACGTCGAAGAAATCAGCCTTGCTGACCGGGATCGATTTGGACTGACCGACCCAGTAGCCGGTCGCCGCGCCGTCCTGGCCGGCAATGTTGACGTTCGCCGGCACCTCGCGCAGCGGCAGTTTGTCGAACACGGTACGGCTGTAAAGGTAGTCGATGAAGTCGCCGGTGTAGCGGTCGATGTGGACGAGCTCTGCGCCCCATTCGCCGGAATCCGTGCCGCCACCAGCGACAGCAGCCTTGATGCTCTCAACAAGCTGCGGGTTGCTTCGGCCCCAGCGCTTGTGAGCCACGCCGACGGCCGACATATCGTCGATGCGCGCAAGGGTCTTGGCGATCACCATGCGGGTGTAGTTCTGGCCCTCGAAAGCCTCGTCCTTTTCACCCTTGATGACAACTGGGGCGCCGGTGCGGGATGCTGTGCCGGCGGCAGTGGTCTTAACCTGGGTGGCGACGACCGGTTTCGCGGAGAGGGCCTGCGCCTTTTCAAGAGAGCGAAGGCGCTTCAAGTCGCCGTCGATCGCATCGAGTTCGCCTGCGAGCGTGTCGAATTCTTCCTGTTCGGCCTGGTCGGTCGAACGACCTTCGTCCATGGACTTCTGCATGACTTCGGCCATGCGCGCGGCCTTTGCCTGGCGGGAGGCTTCAAGCGCCGCGATCTGTTCAGCAATGGTCTTCATAGCTGGGTTTTCCTTGATCTTGAGATTGACTGAGTGCTTCGATTTTCCCGCAGCGCCGGGAGCGACAGGCCGATCGTCCGCCCTCGGCTCCTTGCCAGACGCGGCGAGCAGAGGGCGGTCGATCGACTTGATGGTAGAGATCACCGCATCGGCATTGGCCGGCACGGAGACGAGGGATAGCTCGAGAACTTCCGTGGCGATGAAGCGGATGCCGCCATCGTCCATCCAGGAATGTTCAAGAGAACGGAAGCCGATCGAGACCGCGCGCACGAGACCGGCCTTGAGCTCGCCCCACGCCGTTTCGATGCGATCGCGCAGCGGGCCAGCATCCTCGATCTTCGGAAGTTTAGCCTCGAACGTGATGCCGTCCTTGGTAGGCTTGTCGAAGGCGACCGTTCCGACCGGCTTGTCGTGATCGTGCTGGTGAAGGAGCGGCATCGGGTTCTTGAACCGGACGCCCAAGGGCTCCACGATATCGCCGACACGGTCCGGATTCGGCGTCGTGGCGACGCCGCGGATAACGCGCTGCTCTTCCTCGACCGCTTTCACGGTCAGGACCGAATACATCCTGTTCATGTTTAGGTTCCTCGCTACCCGAAGACCAGCATCTGGTATCGTTTTTCGACCTGTCCGCCCTCATAGGAATGGGCGGCACCGACAGCCATTGCCAACGCGACAGCGGCGTCGATCTTGTTCGTTGCCTTGGCTTTATCCAGCCAATAGTTGCCCCAGCGGTCCTCATCCGTGACCGCCGACATCATCGCTGAAATCAGCACCGGGTTGCGTCGGAGACGAATGCGGCCTTCCGCAATCGCGTCTTCCAGGTCCCGCACCGATCCCGGCATCCACAAGCCCTCAGGCTCCCGCTTTCCCGCCTTGGCCGCTTCGATCATCGCCTCGGTTGGCTTGCCCTTCTTCGTGCCGCCCTGCGGATGCTCGACGAACTCGACCGAGATGCCGAGCTTGTCGCACTCCGGCTCGAAACCGCGCTTGAAGGCGTATCGGTCGTAGGCCACACACTTCACATCGAAGTCGTGCGCATATTCAGCAACCGCTTGCGCAACGTGATCGAAGCGGATGCTCGACCCCTTAGGCGCATGAAGATGCTTGTCCTTCACCCAGACCGAATAAGGCTGGCGATCGGTGATCTCGCGCGCGGCCATGGTGTCACGCGGGGTCCAAGCTTCGACCCAGGCGTCGAAGGTTGGTTTCGTGACCTTCTGAACTTTCCCATCTCGAACCGCTTCGACTTCGACTTCGCCAGTCCGGACGCACGCGGCGAGCGCTGTGATGTCCTTGTTCTGCGAAAGGTCCAGCCCGAGCCAAACCGGCTTGTTGGAGTGCTCCGCGATCTCGAAATCAGCAATGCACGGCTCAAGGGCGGCGCGCGTCATCCAGGCCGTCTCCGCGTCCGTCCATACGCAGAAGTGAAGCCGGAGGATGTTGTTCAGCTTCGAAGGAATGTCCTTCGCCTGCTTCACGACGCCGGCAAGGTACTCCTCCGTGATCGTCGTGCCGAGGAGCGGGTTTGCCTTCGGCCAGCATGACGGATCGTTCAACGGATCGTCGTCGACGTCCAGCGCGCAGACATACGAGAATGCAGTGTCGTCGAGCGCCTCGCCGAGGTAGTGCGCGTCACCGTCCTTGGCGTCCCGGTTGCCTGCGGCGACGCGCACAGCGTGTTCGTGTTCCGCCCAGCAAGCCGAATTGCGATCGGAGCCGCTGTTCGTGATCATCAGCAGGAGAGGCTGGCGACGGAACTTGAAGCCGCGCTCTAGCATCTCAATGATGCCGCCGTCAGCATGCTCATGAAGCTCGTCGACCAGCGCCATGTGCGGGCGCGGGCCGGAGCCGGTTTTCTTCGTCTCTCTCGACACCGGGCGGAAGAACGATCCCTTCGCCAGGTAGGCGAGGTTATATTCCTTCCCGGGCGAACCGCTGCGCTTAAGCCGCTTGTCGAGATCCGGCGACTTGTCGACCATCTTCACGGCATCGCGGAAAAGGATTCCCGCCTGTTCTTTGGTCGCACCTGCCGAATAGATTTCGGCACCGGCTTCACCGTCTGCCATCATGCCGTAGAGGCCGATGCCCCCGGCAAGCGGGGATTTGCCGTTGCCCTTGCCTTGCTCGATGTAGGCACGCCGGAAGCGTCGCCATCCGTCCAGCCTCTTCCACCCGAAGAGAGAACCGATGATGAAGTCCTGCGCCGGATGAGATCGGAACGGCCTACCCTCGAACTGCCCCTCCGAGAGCTTCAGTTTTTCCTCGAAGAACCGGATGCCCTTCGCAGCTGCCGCCTCGTCAAAATGCAGGTCGTCTCGCTTCAGATCCTCGAGGTGACGGCGGCACGCATTTCGCACGTGTGGACCGGCAACGATCTTCCCCGCTACGACCGCTTCCGCGTAAGCCGTGGCGCGGTCAGTCTTCAAAGAACTCATCCTTGCCGCCGTCTTCCTTCTCGGCGCGGTTCCGTTCGTCCGTCAGGCCGAGCTCGCTCATGTAGGCGCGCATCTGGCCGTGCTTTGAGGCAGGGAACCCGGTCGGGTTGAACCTGAATTCTGACCAGAGCTCACAGAAGGCTATCGCCGCCGGCTCCCGGCTCGCATCGAGCCATGACGCTGGCTCGATGTACTTCTTCCAGGCGTTCAACGCCTCACCCTTGAGACCCTTCGGCCTGGTGAGCTTCCCGAAGCTCTCAATCGCAGCGTCGGCCGTCTTGCGAAGCTCTTTCTCGCTGCCGTGCCGCGTGACGTTCCTGGTGCCGTCGACCAGGCGAAGCATTGCCGGCTTCGGCTTTGCGCCTCGTGTCGCCATGCTGGTTTCCCTCGGCCCGAATTGGCCATTTCAGAACATCAATCTGCAAATTCGAGAGTTTTTGGTGGACGCCGGTCCCGGAGGCGAGGCTGCACCAGTTTGGAAATACCCCCCCTGAGGTGGTCGGAGGGGCTCGGTCCTGGTCAGACGGGCCACCCATCGACACCGATCGTCACGGCCTTTCGCCCTGTCCGCTCCTCTGACTGCTTCGAACTGTCATGGTGGAGCTTGCAGAGTGATTGGAAGGGGCCAGACCAGAAGAGCTTCTCATCTCCCCTGTGTGGGGTAACGTGGTCGCAGATCATAGCTACGGTGACCTGTCCCTGTGCCTTGCACATCCTGCAGAGAGGTTCGTGCTGTAGCTGACGGGCCCTGAGCATCTGCCATCGTGCCGTCTTGTACCAGCGCCGATATGCCTGCGCCTCAGCGCTGCGGTAGTCAGGCCTTGCCATTGTGATTACGTAAGATGGCGGGGCTGATGTCACCGAACATCGGCGAATGCGGTTGTGGACGCATCAATTCACCACTAGCCTGTGTGCTGTTTCTTTTAAGAGCGTCTGTCACGCTCTTTCTGTTGGGAGATTACTTTGACGCGCAGGCCCACAATGCCAGATCCAAAACCCGCACAAATGACGAGCGCTGCGATCGAGCGCGGGATTCAGCGTTTGCGGAAACGACTCCAGATGGTCGAGGAATTTGACCCCAACACCTTGGACGCCAGAGATCCGCGTTCTACTACTCGGCCGCTGGAGGCAGAGATCGAAGCGGCCCTCACCGAGACTTTTGGACAAGGAACCATTGAATACAACCGCTACGCAGCGGCCGCCCACTTCAACTGGCCCCTGGTGTTGGGCCGCGGGATCGCACACCAGGAGAAAGTGGACTGGGTAGCGAAGGATCGGTTGCAGTCGATCCAACTCCTGACGGCCGCGATTGCGCTGCTCCAAGAACGTCTCTCCGAATCCGAAGAGAAACAGGAGGAGTTGCCATCGCGAGTTATTGCGAGCGCCTCCAAGCGCATCTTTATCGTTCATGGCCGCGACAATGAGCCCAAAGAAGCCGTAGCGCGCTTTCTAACGTCCCTGGGATATGCGCCCGTTATCCTTCATGAGATGGCCAACCGCGGTCGAACAATCATTCAGAAATTTCGCGAAGAGGCTTCGGACGTTGGTTTTGCGGTTGTCCTAATGACACCGGACGACGAAATGCCCAATGGAGAAATGCGAGCGCGCCAGAATGTGATTCTCGAGTTGGGCTTCTTCCTTGGTAAGCTTGGACCAGAAAGAGTTGCCGCGATAGTGAAGGGAAAGTTGGAGACTCCGAGCGACTTCGACGGTGTCGTGTACACGCCCTACGACGCGGGATGGAAATCGGCGCTGGCGAAAGAACTCGATGCTGCTGGTTATGAGTTCGACTGGAACACGGTGATGCGTGAGCGGTGAGCCCAAACGAACAAAGAGGGCGGCTGCGGCCGCCCTAATTTTGGATGCAGTTCTCCTATGCGTCGGCGACATCGCCAACTGAGCGGGACCGGCAGAAGCAGAGCGCAGGGCTGTGGATCGCGAACGGGCATCCCAAAGGAGATGCGAAATATCTATACTGCTTCGCGATATGCATCAAGGTGCTCATCGGTTTCCAGGCCGTCGAGCAGCTGGATAATCCCCAGAACGCGCTCTTTCAGCTTGTCATCCAGGCTGCCGATGCAGGCGTCCGCGTGGTACCGAAGAGAGACTGTCCGGCTGCGGCCGCGCGGGAGAATGCGGCCCAGCTCGGTGTTCAGCTTCATGCGCCGGGAATGACGGGCTGTTTCCAGCGCGGTCGCTCGCTTGAACTTATATGCCTGGTGCTGATCGAAGCCCCAGATCATGAGCGTCTGGATGTCCTTTTCCAGAAACTCGATCGGGCCACCGTCACGGCCTCGGGAAACGATGCTGCTGACGCCGTCGACGTCCCTTACCGGGTCGAAGCCGGTGCCGGGATCGTGTCGGATGAAGGCATAGCCCACGAGCAACGGGAGGCGGCGCTCGACGAGCTTTCGGCTCCGGTGCTTCCGTAGCTCCTTCCAGAACGCCGGCATGAACACATCGATGTTCTCCTCTCGGAGATTGCGCTCGATGATGCTTTCGCCGCGGCGGTGTTCCGCCAGGCCCTCGATCGCCCGGGCCATGCGCTGGAAGCCTGGGGCCACGCGTACCGCATACCAGCGATGGCTGGCATCGTCCTTGTCACCGATCAGGATGGACCGATGGTAGGAATGCGAGACCGGGTTCTTGCCGAAGTGGATGACTTCGCGAGCGGGTGCGATATCGAACAGGCCGGGCACGCACTGTAGCGCGGTCGCGCGGGCTGCATCCCACGTCTCGAAGATTTCGTCGCCCCATGCCTTCTTACCGCCTCTGCCGTTCGACACTGCGATGATGAAGCCGTGGCGGACACCTCGTCCCAAATGGTCAACGTCGGTGAATTCGAAATGTCTCATACGGTTTCCTTTCCGAGAGGCTGATAGCTGTCGGGGATTTCTTCGAAGCGCCGATCGGCGCCGACAAACTGGAATTTCACGGAGCCGACCATCCCGCACATGGGCTGCCGGCGGATCTTCTTTGCGATGACGAACGTCGCCTCGCGGGCATAGTCGCGGTAGACGACGAGGCCGGCGTCGGCTTTGTTGCGCCAGTGCGCACTGCCGGCGAGGTCGTAAAGTTCGGCACCGGGTCTTTGCCGTCTTCCGTGGCCTTCAGCTTCGTCGGATGGATGACCATCCAGACCGTGCAATCGTGCAGCTTGCCGAAGCGTTTGCACTTCGAGATGAGTTGCGACACGAACTCGGTCTCGGTCTGCTTGTCAGGCCGGGAAGCCTCGATCTCGTTGTAGGGGTCGAAGACGATGTTCCGGACGCCATGCCGAATGACGGCGGCACGGGCCCGCTCAAGGAGCCAGTCGATCGAGGGCGTGTGCTCGATCGTGCCTAGCAGAAACACACGCTCCTGGAGCCAGTGCATTGCGTTCGAGAGGTCCTGGGGAGACATCCGCAATGAGGGCCCGTCGTAGAACGGATTTCCCGCCCAGATCTCGCAGAGGTCCGCGATCTGGTTCGCCTGCCCGGTCTCTGGTGAGAAGATCGCCCACTTCTCGTCCCTGAGCCTCGCCGTCTGCACGATCACCTGAGACAGCCATCGCGACTTGCCGTGGTTCGGCACGCCGGTGAGCGCGATGAATTGGCCCGGGATGTAGCGGAAGGCCTTGTCCATTTCCGGCCAGCCGGTCGACACCGGCTGAGGGCCACGGCCATGGTAGAGATCCATGACCTCGGCGCTGAAGTCGTCGATGCCATAGAGGCCGTCGATAGGCCACGGCGTGGCTCGCTCTACGCAACGGCGGAGCTCGTCCTCGCCGTACGCGACGAGGCACTCGTTCGCGTCTTTGCTGCCGGCTGGCATCTTGACGCGGTAGCATCGATCTCGGCCGACGCGACGCGCGATTTCCTGCGCAAGGGCCTCGCCCGCCTCGTCCATGTCAGATGCGATCAGAACGCGGGACACCTTGGTGATCAGGTCCCAATGCGTGCCGAAGGGCTCATAGCGCTTGTCGCTTGTCTCCGGGCCCGACGGCGCACCGTTCGGCAGCGAGACGACGTGAGGGAAACCAGCCTGGACGAAGGACATGACGTCGATCTCGCCCTCGCAGATGATGAGCTCCTCGCCGGCGCCGATGCTGTCGGCGTTGAAGAACACCGGCTCGGGGTCCTTCTCCTGCCTAAAGTGCTTGTTCGCCGTGCGGTATTTGACGTTGCGGAGCTCGCCGTCCCACTCGTACGGGAACGCGATGCAGTCCTCCTCCTGCTGGGTCTGGGGGAACCATGCGCGTGTCTTGTGGACGCCGAAGGCCTGCACGGTCTCCTGGGTGAGGCCACGCTTGTTGAACCATGCGAGCATCGTGTCGGGCTGCTCTTTCCGAGCCGGCCTGACGGGCTTGCGATAGACACGCCGTTCTATTGCAGGGCGAAAGCCTTCGCCGCCGGCACCGCCCGAAAACTGGCAGTGATGGCATTTCCAGACCGCTCGCTCGTCCTGGTCGATCGTAACGGAAAGACAGGGATCGTTTTTCTTCCGGCGTGCGCTCGAGCAATTCGGGCAGGTCGTCTTGTGGCTGCCGACGCGATAGTCGCGCAAGCGGATGCCGTGCTCGGCGAGAGCTGATCTAACATCGGCCACGGTCATCGACCTCCCCACAGAAAGTTCTGTGTGAGATCACCGTTTTCGTCGCGGTGACGATTGCCAGGCGCCGCAGGGGCGGGAGTGGCCTCGTTATCCCAGCTTTCGGCGTTCAGCCATTTGGTGGCGTGCCTGATGTATCGCGGTTCTTTGCCCTTCACCTCCTTCGCGAACAGAGCCAAGGCATCCATGATCGTTTCCAGGCCGACTTTCTTCCGAGCTTTTTGGAAGGCTGTGAGCGCGTCTTTCTTGTCGACCTTGCGGGGATATGCCGGCCAGAAGCGCTCATTGAATTCAGCGACGATAAGGGCGTCGGCGTCATCAGAACTGCCACTAACCTTCACGCGCTTGCCGCGTGATGAGGAAGAATCTTTTTTCTCTGTCTCTGTCTCTGGTCTAGCATCCGCTTGCGGCACGCTAGCGGGCGCTAGCGGCTCGCTATCATCTGCTAGCGGATTTTCCAGAAAACCACATGAAATCAATGGCCGCAGATCCGGCATAGCTTCGAGGTATGCCACCCGCTTCAGGTACGCCGGATTGTTGGGCACCATCCCGTTGTTGCGTGATGCGATCATCATGCAAACGATCGCGAGCAACTTGCTAGCATCGTCTAGCACCACCCAATCTTCGCTAGCGAGCAGCGAGAAATGCAGCTTAATCCAAGGCGGATTTCTGTCCTTGTAATGCTGGAACCGCTCCCAGTTCCGGACCTTCAATTGCGTTGGCATCGGACCCGTCATTTGTGTTTCATCCTGGCCGCACGCGACCAGCGCCAGTAGAGCGCGGTAGCGGCTGCGATGTTTGTGTGGGTGCAGGATCTGCGAAGCTCGCCGAGCGCGTCGACGAAATCATCCCACAGATCAGATATGCGGTTCGGCTCGTCAGTGTCGCTCGGCGTGTGCTTCGTCATGGTGCCGCGTCTTCCGGTGCGCAGAACACCTTCATGAACTGCTGGAAGGCTATAGCGGCCGCTCTGCCGTGCTCGAACTTCAGTGTTCGGTTAGCGAGCGTCAGGGCCGTCACGTAGGCGTTCCAGAGCGCCATCTCCCGTTCGGTGCGGGCATCGAACGGGATGGGCGAGGTCTTGTCCTCGCGCGCATCCGCGTGCGTGCGCGGGAATTGGACGATTTTTGTCATACCAATCCCCCTCAAAGCACGTGGTTCGCGGAGCCGACCCAGTAGAACGGAGCCTGCTCAACTAAACCATCGAGGTCGGCGATTCCCATTTCGGCGTCGTCGATCTCCCGCTCTTCATCTGCCTCGCGGTCGCCGTCGTTGCAGGCCTCAAGGGAGAGATCGCCTGCTCGGAGTGGCCAGCCCAATGCCGGCTCAAGGTCGGGGTCGCCGTCAACCGCGTCGAGGAGGCTAATCAGGCGCTCGATCTCGTTCTCGATGGCTTCACGCGTGAAGGCGGTGAGCCGGTGGCGACGTGGAGGAAAGTCAATGATGTTCATCACGCTACCTCCGCCTTCGGGGTGACCGGACCGCGGCGGGGGCGGCGTGCGACTATGGCGATTTCGTCCTCATGGTCGATCTGGATCCGCCAGCTTCCGCCATGGGCTCGTTCCATTGCCCTGGCCAGAAGTTCGGCAGCCGCCCTGCACTCGGCGATAACGGCGCTGGCACTGACGGCGGCTTCAAGGAGATGAGAGCTCGTCATGACAGCGCCTCCAGATAGACAAGGGCAGCCGAGATCATGCGCGGCACCGCCGGCGAGGACGAAAACAGGTCTGCTTCTTCTCGCGCGAAGCGCAGGGCTTCGAGTGCGCCCTCCATCGTCTCGGCAGGACGGTCCCATTCGTCCACGACATCCAGCGCCGGGCCGTAGGTTTTGGCGATGACAGCATCCTCGCCACCGTGGAGATGCCAGTCATCCTCCTTGATCGCACTGAAGGCTGCTTCGCCTGCGCGAAGGTCCCGGATCGCGGTGATGATCGGGTCGATGATGCCCTCTCCGCTGGCGAGGGCAGTGTGGTTAGATATCGCCAGGACGATCCCGGCCTTGAGCACGGTTCTCCTGTTCATGACGCGGCTCCATTGAAGGCGGTCATGAAGCGAGTAGCCAAACCATCTGCCCGGTTGTTCACGTTGTCGATCGCGAAGGCCATCCGTTCCTTGCAGTCGTCTGAGATGCGAAAAACTACGTCTTTGCCTTCCCGGAAGTCGGGGTTGCTAAGGAAGTCCAGCACCATGTTGTTGGTGATGGCGCTCATGTGCATCAGCTCAAGCACCTCGGTTTCGAGGTCCATGAAGCTTTCGAGCCGGGCTTTATCGAAGCCAGACAACGTGCTAGGGTTCTGCTTGTTCATTTCCTTAATCCTTCGTGGGATTGGTCGAACCGTGGCTCGGAGAGGTTGCCGCCTCTGCCGGGCCGTTTGCTTTCAGGATCAGGGAGCAAAGGAATTCTCCCAGCAGGCCCAGGTCGCCTTCGCTGTACTCAAACAGGTATTCCAGCAACAAAGACCGGCGCCCGATCGTGCCGTTGACCAGGTAGTCAACCTTCTCCTGTACCTCCGTATGTGCCCTGCATTTCTCCCGCACGAGGCGGGTGAATGCTTCCCTCTCAGCCTTCTCGCTCGCCTCGACCGCAGCCGGATCCAGAGGATTGCCTTCGTCGTCGAAGTTTGCTTCGTCTGCCAAGACGGTCGATCGATGGGCAGTGATCAGATCGGAGATCACGCTGCGTCCTCCATGAAGAACGCGATCAGCTTGCTGCGGCTGGCGACGTAGCGCTCGCCGACCTGCTTCACCATCGGAAGATGGCCGCTCTGGATCATGTGATACGTCTGCCGCTCAGTGCGGCCGATCAGATTGGCGATCTCGCCAACGCCCCAAATGAGGTCGAGCGAGGATTTACTATCTTGCGAATTGCTCAATTGCCTGTCCCTTTCGTAGGTGATACGTATCAGCACGGTGCTGACGGTAACGATTTGTTAGCACCGTGCTGATAGTCACGCAAGTGTATTATTCAGCACGGTGCTGAATTCAGTTCAGGGAGATGGCGCGTGGCGAAGATTGGACGGGGTTCCGAACAGGCAATGATCCGCTTGCCAGACGGTATGCGCGATGGACTTAAAGAGGCCGCAGAGCGGAACGGCCGCTCGATGAACGCGGAAATTGTCGCCCGCCTAGAGGCGTATGACATGATCCAGTGGCGTATGTCCGAGTTGATGGAGGAGAAGGAGAAACTGACCGCTCAGTTGGAAGAGCAGCGGTCAGTATCGGCGCAATTGCAACGCCTGCTTTCCGAGAACTTCGAAGATGCCAAGACCCGCGAAGACAATGATCGGGAAGCTAGCGAAGCCATCGAGAAGCGCTTCAACGAACTCAAACAGCAGACTGATTATCTCGAGAACCTGAAAACGGAACTGCTTGTGCTCTCTAAGGAGCGCGACGGCCTCAAAAGTGAGGCGGAAGACATGGTTCGACAGCAGAGCGAAGCCATCAAGATGCTTGTGGAAAGCAATCGCACCGCGACCACGGTGTTAAGGGACCTTGCCAATAGGTCGGATCCGGAGATGACCGGCACTCCACTAACTCCTGAGCTCTTTGACAAGCTCTTCAACCAACTCGTTAAGGTGGAAGAAAAGCTTGGAAAGTCAGAGAAATGA